ATGTCGCCTTTCATCGCTCCTGACGTTCCTGAGCACCTTCTAGACACTGTCCGCGTCTTCCTGTACGCGCGTCAGTCTAAGGGCCGGTCCGATGGCTCCGACGTGTCGACTGAGGCACAGCTAGCGGCCGGTCGCGCGTTGGTCGCGTCCCGCAACGCTCAGGGTGGGGCGCGCTGGGTCGTGGCAGGTGAGTTCGTGGACGTGGGGCGCTCCGGTTGGGACCCGAACGTTGTGCGTGCTGACTTCGAGCGCATGATGGGTGAAGTACGCGCCGGCGAAGGTGACGTTGTCGTTGTGAATGAGCTTTCGCGGCTCACTCGCAAAGGCGCACATGACGCGCTCGAAATCGACAACGAGCTAAAGAAACACGGCGTGCGTTTCATGTCGGTTCTTGAGCCGTTCCTTGACACGTCCACCCCCATTGGCGTTGCCATTTTCGCGCTGATCGCTGCCCTTGCGAAACAGGACAGTGACCTAAAGGCGGAACGACTCAAGGGGGCTAAAGACGAGATTGCCGCGCTGGGTGGCGTTCATTCGTCTTCCGCCCCGTTCGGTATGCGCGCCGTGCGTAAGAAGATTGACAATCTCGTGATCTCCGTCCTTGAGCCGGACGAAGACAACCCGGATCACGTCGCGCTAGTTGAGCGCATGGCGAAAATGTCGTTTGAAGGAGTGTCCGACAACGCCATTGCGACGACCTTCGAGAAGGAAAAGATTCCGTCCCCCGGAATGGCTGAGAGACGCGCCACGGAGAAGCGTCTTGCGTCCATTACGGCACGTCGCCTGAACGGCGCTGAAAAGCCGATCATGTGGCGCGCTCAAACGGTCCGATGGATTCTCAACCATCCTGCAATCGGCGGATTCGCATTCGAGCGCGTGAAGCACGGCAAGGCGCATATCAACGTCATACGGCGTGACCCCGGCGGTAAGCCGCTAACGCCCCACACGGGCATTCTCAGCGGCTCGAAATGGCTTGAGCTACAAGAGAAGCGTTCCGGAAAGAAGCTGTCCGACCGAAAGCCCGGGGCCGAAGTAGAGCCAACGCTTCTGAGCGGGTGGCGCTTCCTGGGGTGCCACATCTGCGGCGGATCAATGGGACAGTCCCAGGGTGGCCGTAAGCGCAATGGCGACATTGCCGAAGGCAATTACATGTGCGCCAACCCGAAGGGGCACGGTGGATTGTCGGTCAAGCGCAGCGAATTGGACGAGTACGTTGCCGGGAAGGTGTGGGCACGGCTCCGCACAGCGGACATGGAAGACGAGCACGATCAAGCATGGATTGCCGCCGCTGCGGAACGCTTCGCGCTTCAACATGACCTTGCCGGCGTGGCTGACGAGCGACGCGAACAACAGGCGCACCTAGACAACGTCCGGCGCTCTATCAAGGATCTACAGGCGGACCGTAAGGCCGGTCTGTACGTTGGCCGTGAAGAGCTGGAAACGTGGCGCTCAACGGTGCTGCAATACCGGTCCTACGAAGCGGAGTGCGTTGCCCGAATCGCTGAGCTTGACGAGAAGATGAACGGCAGCATCCGCGTACCATCTGAGTGGTTCAGCGGTGACGACCCGTTGGCCGAAGGAAGCATTTGGGCAGGTTGGGACGTCTACGCACGTCGGGAGTTCCTGAGCTTCTTCCTTGACTCCGTCATGGTGGGGCGGGGACGCGACCCTGAGACGAAGAAGTTCATCCCCCTCAAGGACCGTGTGACGCTCAAGTGGGCGGAGCTACTGAGGGACGAAGACGAAGCGAGCGAAGCCACTGAGCGGGAACTAGCAGCGCTGTAGCGGACAGCGGAAGGGGTCCGATCCTTCGGGGTCGGGCCTCTTTTTGTACCTCCGAATCGTTAGTTAACCTAACTAGTATACCGTTCCGTGACACTCCCCTACACGACCCCTTCTGAGAATCCCCTTCCTGACCTGGGCTTATGCAGTAGTGCAGATTTGTACTTGATCTTGGTAACACCATAGAAAAGCTATAGAGAAACAGGACGAGCGTACAAACCTGCAAACCTGCACCACCCGCTGTCAGCCGGCGGACCACAGCAACCCCCCGCGCGGGAATCCCCTCCGCTCTAGGGAATCCCTTTCGCTCTAGTAGTAGTGAGCCGGAAGAGGTACCGCGCACCCTTCCACACAGAACGGCGGACAAGAACCCTCCGGCTCGTCGGTCCCTTGAGCGCTCCTCGGTTTCTTTCCGGGTTGTAGCCCAGGGCTCCGGGTCGGTAGCTCAATTGGTAGAGCAACGGGCTCTTAACCCGTGCGTTGTAGGTTCGAGTCCTACCCGACCCACTTACTGTCAGCCCACTCTTAAGAGTAGGTAGGGGGGGGTGCTTCCCATAGGGGGTACCCACACAAGAGGGGGGGGGTAGCCCATGCGTACACGGTGTCTTGAGTGTAGGGAGTGGGCTACCCATAGCGGCAGGTGTGCCATACACCATGCCCACTACACAGCGCGTAGGTCAGTGCAGTCTCACACTAAGAGGCGTGAGGCTATTGCACGTGGCAACAACGCTGCGGCTCGTCTCCGTAAGGCTGTACGCAAGGCCGTTGGTGGACAGTGCCGCATGTGCCTTCGTTGGTACCTGCCTTCTCAGGTGGACATTGACCACGTGTTGCCCCTTGCTCGTGGTGGTGAAGACCTTGACAACAACGTTCAGGTTCTTTGCAAGCAATGCCACAAGACGAAGACGGCAATGGACTTCGGCAAGCGCCCCTTCTAGGGGGGAGAGCGGTCCGAAAGTTCGGCACATGTGCTCTCAGCGATCCCGGCCCCAGCTCGGAAAACGCGCGCTAGGTGCACGGCCGTTTTTGCCTGAGCGTGACTGCCGCTCACCTGGGGTGACAATCTGAATGCCCCATTTTGTACCCGCCACGAAGGCACCCGCTAAGGGGGATGAACGCTCCGTTAGGGGGTGCCATGAGCCACGCTAAGAGTCCTGAGCTACGCACCGGGAACGCCAACTACGCCGCTGAGGCTGAGGCACCGATTGTGTACGAAGGCCGTGCGCCCCGTGCTCCGGGTCACCTGGGTTCCACGGGCAAGGAGATTTGGCGCGCTGTCTGGCAAGCCGGCTCCGGTGCCTACTCCCCCGACACTGACCGCAACCTGATCCTTCGGTATGCGGAGCTGTACGACCGACGCTCTCAGCTTCTTGACGCTGTGGACGCTGACGGTCTCATGACGATCGGCAGCACGGGTCAGCCTGTTGTTCACCCTGCCATGCGGTATGTCGAGAGCACGGAGAAGGAACTTCGCGCTATCGAGACCGTCATTGGTTTCTCTCCTGAGTCGCGTATGCGTCTAGGGATCGTGGCTGCCGAAGCCCGCAAGGTTCAGGCGGGACCCGAAGACTTCTGATGAGTTCTGACCCTTCGGATACCCGAAGGTGTTCATGCATGGGGGTGACCGGTGAAGATTGACCCGGTCATCTCTCGGCACATCCCCGCTGACGCGCCGTTCCCTTCGGAGGGGTACCGCGTAGCGAAGTGGATTGAAGAGTTCTGTTACCTGACCGGCTCGTTCGCCGGCCAGAAGTTCAAGCTCCTTCCGTGGCAGCGGGAACTACTTGTTGACGCGTACCGGCTTGAGCAAGACGCGTTTGGTCAGTGGAAGCGCAAGCACAGAATGGCAGTCGTGTGCATTGCCCGTAAGAACGGGAAGAGCACCATTGCGGCAGCCATCATGCTTTACCACTTGATCGCTGACCGCGCGGACATGCAACGTCAGGTGATCGCTGCGGCGAATGACCGCAATCAGGCGCGCATGGTTTTCGACGCGGCGAAGCAAATGGTCAACGCGTCCCCGAAGCTCAGCGCCGTGTGCGACGTGCAGCGCGACATTATCCGGTACAAGGACAACACGTACCGGGTCGTGAGCGCGGACGCTGGACGGCAACAGGGTCTGAACCCGTGCGCGGTCTCGTTGGATGAGTACGCGTTCAGCAAGAACGCCGACCTGTTCGACGCGCTCACGCTGGGGTCTGCCGCTCGTAACCAACCCATGACGTGGGTTGTCTCGACAGCCGGCCCCGACCCTGACGGACCGTTCGCCGCGCTGTGCGAGACCGGTGAGCGTGTGAACTCCGGTGAGGTCAGTGACCCCACCTTGTTCTACCGCTCGTGGGGTCCGCGCATCGGTGACACCGTTGACCACCTTGACCCCGAAGTGTGGAAGGCGTGTAACCCCTCTTACGAGATCCTGAATGAAGACGACTTCAAGGCAGCCGCTCAGCGGTCAACCGAAGCGTCGTTCCGGATCTACCGCTTGAGTCAGTTCGTCCGTGGCGCGTCCACGTGGCTGCCTCACGGGCTGTGGGACAGCCTTGCAGGGGATGACGACCTTCTACCCGGGCAAGCCGTTGTGTTGGGCTTTGACGGCTCGTGGAAGGGTGACAGCACAGCGCTCGTCGCCTGCCGCGTGGAAGACCTACGGGTGTTCGTGATCGGCCATTGGGAAGCCCCTCAAGGGGATGCTCATTGGCGCGTGCCCATGCCCGACGTGCGTGAGGCACTGCGGGAAGCGTTGGCGACGTACAAGGTCGTGAATCTCGTTGCGGACCCGTACCGCTGGGAAGAGACCCTTGAGAATCTTGAGGCTGAGGGTTACCCGGTAGAAGCCTTCCCGACGAACTCACTCGCGCGCATGGTGCCTGCCACTCAGGCCGTGTACGACGCGGCTCGTGACGGTCGGATGAGCCACGACGGTAACCCGTCCCTTGCCCGGCATATCGGTAACGCCGTGATCCGTGAAGACGCTCGTGGTGCCCGCATCACGAAAGAGCACGCGTCCAGCCGGCGAAAGATTGACCTTGCCGTTGCCATGATCCTTGCCGTTCACGGCGCTGTGATGTGGCGCGAAGACAACGGGGCTTTCGTCAACACGGCCATTCTCGCCACCTACGAAGACGACGAAGGTGTTCACATCATCGGCGGAGAAGCCGGGATGTTTGACGACTAGCCCACTCTCAAGAGTAGGCAGGAAGGGGGACCCGGTGGGTTTCTGGTCAGACCTGATCCGCCCCAAGGAGACCCCGACCGAAACGCGTGAGTGGGTCCCGTATGACCCCAGCTTGTACGGGACCCTTACCGCTGCTTCCGGTGAGCGGGTGACCGCGTCCGATGCGCTGCAAGTGAGCGCGGTCTTCGGCTGTGTCCGTCTTCTCTCGGAGACGATTGCCACGCTGCCGGTTGCCACGTACACGAAGCGTGGTGGGTCTCAGCGCGCGATCACTTCCCCCGATTGGCTGGACTACCCGAACGCTGAGCCCGGGGGCATGGGCAGGATTGACATTCTGTCTCAGACCGTTCTCAGTCTTCTGCTTGACGGGAACGCGTACCTTGCCGTTCGTTGGCAGGGTCCGAACATCGTGGGTCTTGACGTGCTTGACCCTACGTCCATCGTGCCTCATATGGTCATGGTGGACGGTCAGCGCCGTAAGGTCTTTGAGGCTTTCGACGTTGACGACGACGGTAACGAAGTCGCTCTTGGGTGGTTCACGCCCCGGGACATTCTCCATATCCCAGGGATGATGCTGCCGGGTGAGTTCGCCGGCTGTAGCCCGATCACGTACGCGCGTGAGTCCATCGGTCTCGCTCTCGCTGCACAGAAGTACGGAAGCAAGTTCTTCGCGAACGGTGCTGTACCCGGTGCGGTTGTTGAAGTCCCGGGCACCATGTCTGAGGACGGTTTGAAGCGCGCGCGTGAAGCGTGGCGCACAGCGAACACCGGGGTTGACAATGCTCACCGCGTCGCCTTGCTGACTGAGGGTGCGAAGTTTTCCAAGGTGGCTATGTCACCGGACGAAGCTCAGTTTTTGCAGACGCGACAGTTTCAGGTTCCTGAGATTGCGCGCATCTTCGGCGTTCCGCCGCACCTGATCAGCGACGCTACGAACTCCACTTCGTGGGGCTCCGGTCTCGCTGAACAGAACATCGCATTCAGCATGTTCTCTCTGCGCCCGTGGCTTGAGCGCATTGAGGCAGGGTTCACGCGTCTGCTGTACGCGGAGACTGCCGACCGCTTCCGGTTCGTCAAGTTCGACCTTGACGAGATCAAGCGTGGCGCTCCGAAGGAACGTATGGAGCTGTATTCACTCGGCTTGCAGAACGGCATTTACAGCATTGACGAAGTCCGTGCTTCGGAGGATCTTCCCCCGCTGCCTGACGGGTTGGGTGAGTCGTACCGCGTTCCCATGAACCTTGCCGAAGTTGGCGCGGAGCCGGAGCCGGAACCTGAGCCCGTTGTTGAGCCCCCTGCCATTGAGCCACCGGCCGAAGACGAGCCGGACGAAGAGAAGCCGGACGAAGAGCCGGCTGACGAAGGGGGTACGGATGACTGACCTTGAACGTCGGTTCGCGGTCAGCCCACCGGAAGAGCGCAAGGCGGACAACGGCGTGATCGTCATGCGCGGTTACGCCTACCGCTTCAACGAGCTGTCTCACGACCTGGGCGGGTTCCGAGAGCGGATCGTTCCGGGTGCGGGTGCTCCGTCGCTGCGACAGAACGACGTGATTGCCACGTTCAACCACAACGTCAATGCCCTTCTTGGGCGGACGGGTGCGGGCACGCTTCGGGTTGGCGAAGACCGCGAAGGCGGTTGGTACGAGATTGATCTTCCCGACACCACGACCGGCCGTGACGTTGCCGCGCTTCTCAAGCGTGGGGACCTTCGCGGTAGCTCCTTCACGTTCCGCGTGGTGGACGGTGGGCAGCGTCGGGCAGACGAAGACGACCCGGAGACCGGTCTTCCTGTTCGGGAGATCACGGCCATGGACGTTGCCGAAGTCGGACCGGTCGTGAACCCGGCTTACCCGACCACTCAGGCAGCGCTTCGCTCCGTCGAACAGGCGCTAGGCATTGGGGACTTCGCTCCCCCTCCGCCCGAATCCGAAGAGCGAAACGACGCACCGGCTTCCAACACGGAGCCGGTTTCTTATTTCAACGAGCGCGCGCTTCTCCGTGCGCTCAGTAAGGATGGTGTCTGAGCATGGACGCTAAGACCCTGAGCGCCAACTTTGAGGCTCGTGAGCGTGCGACCCACGAGCTTCGCGCACTGACCGACGAGTTCGCCGGCAAGGACATGACCGCTGAGGCACGTGAGAAGGAGACGAACCTTCTCACTGCCATTGCCGACTTTGACGGTCGGATCAAGCGCGGCGTGGACGCTCTCGCTGCGACTGAGAACGTCACTTCGCTCATGCAGGGGCTCAAGGGCTCCGGCAGCAAGCGTGAGACTCAGGACAAGCTTGCCGACGCTGCGACTCAGCTTCGGTCCCTGGGTGGCGCTGACGGCTTCGGCAAGATGCTTGAGTTCCGCGCTGAGGTTGGCGACGTTGAGACCCGGACCGTTGACCGTCCGACCAACCCGAACGTTCTGACCCGGACGCTGTACGGTCAGCTTCTCGCTCAGGCCGTTGAGCGTTCCACGATCATGCGCAACGGTGCGAGCATCGTGACCACGTCCAGCGGTGAGCCGATTGACTTCACCGTTGTCACCGGTCGCGCGTCCGCGTCCATCGTTGGCGAGAACGGGAACATCCCGGAGTCTGAGCCGACCACGACTCAGGTTTCGGTGGGCGCTTACAAGTACGCGTACGCTTCCACGGTTTCCAGTGAGTTCATTGCCGATCAGGCACTTGACCTTGTCGGCTTCCTTGTTGGTGACGCGGGTCCGGCGATCGGTGACGGTATGGGTCGTCACTTCCTGACCGGCACCGGTACGGGTCAGCCGAAGGGCATCTTCACTTCTGCCCCCGCTGCCACTGCCGGGTTCACCCTCACTTCTGCTGACGGTGAGGTTGCCGACGCGCTCATTGACCTGAGCTACGAGCTGACTCAGTCCTACCGCCGTGACGCGAAGTACGTTGTGGCCGACAAGACTGCCGCGCTCATGCGCAAGCTCAAGGACGCGAACGGTCAGTACCTGTGGGCTTCCGGTCTCGTGGCCGGCGCTCCCGACACCTTCAACGGCAAGCCGGTCCTGACCGACGACGGTGTTCCGGAGACGAAGGTTCTGTTCGGTGACCTGAGCAAGTACCGGGTCCGCCTTGCCGGTCCGCTCCGCGTTGAGCGGTCGGTTGATTACAAGTTCCTGAACGATCAGGTCGTGTACCGGTTCATTCAGCGTGCGGACGGTCTCCTTGTGGACGAGCGTTCCGCGAAGGTTCTGACCATCGGTGCGGGTGCCTGATCCCGCTTGACGGGAAGGGGTCAGCCCACTCTCAAGAGTAGGTTGACCCCTTCCCCGTAGGGGGTGACATGGCGTACGCCGACATTGCTGAGCTTCGCGCGCTGGACGGTTTGGAAGACTCCGCACTGTTCAGTGACGCGCTCCTGTCCGAAGCAATCGACTTCGCGGTTGAAACCGTTGAAGTCTACTGCGGGCAGAAGTGGGACACGGTGGAAAACCCCACTCCGGAAACGATCCGGTGGGCTGTGCGCACGATTGCGCGTCAGTACGTGCTTGACACGGTGTCCCGCATTCCTGATCGTGCGCTTCAACTTCAATCCGAATTCGGCAGCATTCAGCTTGCGCAAGCGGGTGGTTCTTTCCGTCCGACTTCCCTGCCGGAAGTGAACGCGAAGCTGAATCTCTACCGCGCTCGTCTGCCGTTCATCTTCATGTAAGGGGGCAGCGTGGCGCTCATGTTTGACACGAAGGCTGCACTGTTCGAACGGCTCAAGGCTTCTACGCCGGCCGGAGTTCAGTGCACCTTCGCTGAGACCGGTGACACTTCCCGGCGGCAACAGGTGTGGCTAGGCGCGACGACCGACGACGAACTTACGTCAGCCGGTATGCGCGAAGGCCGGAAGCCCACGAACGTCACGGGCTACGTGGAAGTACACGCGTGCGTGATCTCCCCGGGCAACCCGCTGGACGCTGAGCGTGCCTTGTACGTACTGCGGGACAGCATCACTGACGCGTGCGCCACGGTGGACAGAACGGCCGTGACGGGGCTCGTAGACCTTCGGCCGGAGTCCGCATCGGTGGACACATCCGAGACGACTGACGGAGCGTACAGCGCTCTTACGGTCCGCGTCCGCGTTCGTGGTCGCGTCTATCAGTAGAGAGGGGCGCAAGCATGGCGCTTGACGCAAGCATTGGCATTGGCCGTGAGGACACGTACGGGACGCTGTCCGCCACCGTTGAGGGCTACGAAGGCAAGGCTGACAGTTGGAAGACCACACGCGACTTCGTTGAGTCGGTCGGCTTCCGCGCCGGTATGCAGACTGCACGAGCTGACCGCCGGAACATTGTCAACATGGGTGGCGAAGGTGAGCTTGAGGTTGACCTTCTTGACGCCGGAGCGGGCTCACTGCTTGCCGCCGCGTTCGACAAGCACACGGTCACGGCGGATGGGGCCGGCCTTCGGACTCACGTTCTTGAGACTTCGTCCCGCATGGAGTCCCCTTCCTTCTCGGCACAGATGGTTCGTCCCACCGTGGACGGTCTGAACGTCGCTTACAAGCACGTCGGTTGTGTGGCAACTGAGTGGTCCCTGACCGCTGAGGTTGAAGAGGCCGTTGTTCTCAACGTCACCTTTGACTTTCAGGACGTGTCCCACACGAGCACTCCGGGTCAGATTGTCGCGCCCGTGTACCCGGCGGAGTCCTACGCGTACGACTGGACGCGGGCAAGCATTGAGCTGACTCGTGACGGTAGCGCGGTTGTGTTCGACGCGACTTCCCTTGAACTGACTGGTGACCGTGGCCTGAACGTTGACCGTCGCTTTCTGCGGGGGAACGCGCTCAAGAAGAAGCCTGCCCGCAACGCCATGCCGACTTACGAAGGCACGCTTGAGGGTGAGTTCACCGCTGATTCGCTGGGGCTGTACGAAGCCTTCCTTGCGGGTGAGCTGTGCGGGTTCAAGGCGACGTTCGCCGGCCTCTTCCCCGGGACTTCGCTCGTGATTGAGGCTCCGGCGATTCAGTTCACCGGCGAGTCTCCCGAAGCAGCGGTTGACGAGCTGACCGTTCACAACCTGCCGTTCCGCGTTCTTGACCCTGGGGCTGTCGGCGTTGCCGCAATCAAGGTCACGTACACGGAGCCTGACCCCGACTTCGTTCCGGCTCCGTAGGGGGTAGCTCGTGGCTCAGCGCTCCGCATACACGGTCCGGGTGGACGGTCTCCGTGAGTTTCAGAAGACCGTGCGCAAGCTCAAAGACCGTGAGCTGAACAAGAAGGTCCGTGAGGTCAACAAGACCGCTGCGGAGATCGTGAAGCCCGAAGCAGTGAGAGCGGCCCCGGACGGTAAGCGTGACGCGAAGTCGAACAAGCGCTACCGCCCGGGGAAGCTTGACAAGTCCATCAAGGTTCAGGCTTCCGCGAAGTCAGCCGTGATCAAGGCGGGTTCAGCGTCCCGCGTTCCCTACGCTGCCGCAATTCACTTCGGATATCGGAAGCGGAATATCCGCCCGAATCGATTCCTGTTCCGCGCTATGGCGCGTAAGAGCACCGAAGTGAGCACGACTTATGAGCGCGAAATTCACGCGCTCGTTCAGACGCACTTGGAGAGCTGATATGCCCGCTCGTAAGCCCGCTCCTGCCGCTGATGACGTTCTGTCCCTCAACATGGACAGCCTGACCATTGGCGAGATTTGCGAGATTGAAGAGATCATTGACGGTCCGCTTGACGGTATGGCGAAGGCCGGAGCCCGCAAGGGCAAGCTCATTCTCGCCATGGCGTACGTGGTGAAGCGTCGTGACAACCCCGACTTCACCGTTGAGGACGCGAAGAACCTTCGCATTGAGTTCAAGGGCAAGGCGAAGGCGGACCCTACCGTTCCCAACGCGTAGTGACGTGCGCGCGTCTCGTTGGCCATTTCAAGGGGCTGACGTGGCGCGACGTGCAATCCCTTGAGCTGAGGGATTTCCGCGCGTTGGTTGATCAGATGAACGAAGACCTTGAGGCACAAGAGCGAGAGCACAAGAAGGCTCTTCGCGGGGGACGTGGCCGGTCAGCCGGCGGTAACGGGGAGCGTCGTACTCCCGTCATGACGTAGGGGGTGCGACGTGGCTGAGCCAATCCGGATCACGATTGCCGGTGACGCTGACGAGCTGTCTCAGACGCTTGAAGAGGCCGGTAACGAAGTCAGCCGCTTCGGTGAGATTGCGTCCGGTCTCGCTCTCGCTGCCGGTGGCGCAATCGCTATGGGTATCGGCGCGGGCATCATGGAAGCCCTAGAACAGTCGGCAGGGGCGGACGTGCTTGCCGCTCAGCTTGGGGCAACACCCGCTGAGGCACAGAAGCTAGGTGAGGCAGCCGGAGCCGTGTACGCGGACGGGTACGGGGAATCCGTGGCCGACGCGAACGAAGCGCTCAAGAGTCTTTGGCAACAGGGTCTCGTTCCCGCCGGGGCTACCGCTGATGAAATGGCGAACATCAGCAAGAAGGCAATGGACGTTGCAACGGTCCTGGGCGAAGAGGTTGGGCCGACTTCAAATGCGGTCGGGCAGATGCTCAAGACCGGAATGGCGAAGAACGCCGAAGAGGCTTTTGACATCCTGACCCGGGGCGCTCAGGAAGGCGCGAACAAGTCGGAAGACTTGCTTGACACCTTCAACGAGTATTCCGTTCAGTTCAAGAAGGCCGGCCTTGACGGTAAGACCGCAATGGGTCTGATCTCTCAGGGCTTGCAGGGTGGCGCTCGTGACGCGGACCTTGTGGCGGACGCTATCAAGGAATTCACCATTCTCGCCGTTGAGGACGGTGGTACCGCAAGCGAAGCATTCAAGAAGCTGGGGCTTGACGCTGGGGGCATTGCCGAAGCCATTTCCAAGGGTGGTCCCGCTGCACGTGATGCGCTGGGGCAGACGCTAGACAAGCTTCGGGAAATGGGTCCGGGTGCCGACCGGTCGCGTCTGGCAGTGCAACTTTTTGGAACTCAGGCAGAAGACTTGGGTGACGCGTTGTACTCGTTGGACGTTGACACTGCCGTTGAGAAGTTGGGCAAGGTGGACGGAGCGGCGAAGGCAGCCGGCGACACCATGCACGACAATGCGGCAACGAAGGTCAAGCAATTCACTCGTGGTCTACAGACCGGAGTGGTTGACTTCCTGGGCACGACGGTCATTCCCGCGCTCACGTTCCTTGCCGACAAGTTCAGCTTCGTCGGTACGGCCATTCAGGGTGCGGCGAACCTGATATCTCAGAATCAGACGACCTTCGGAATCATTGCCGGAGTCATCACGACCCTGATTCTCCCCGCTCTCACTGCGTGGCTCATTCAGCAAGGCATCACGGCTGCCGGAGTCATCACGGGTTGGGTCACTACCGCGTCCGCGTCGGTCACGTCCGCAGCAACTCAGGTGGCAGCGTCGTGGTCAACGATCGGGGGATGGATCGCAGCGGCAGCACGAGCCGTGATTGCCGGTGCTGTGATCGTCGGTCAGTGGGTTCTCATGGGCGCTCAGGCCATGCTTCAAGCGGCTCGTATGGCAGCGGCGTGGTTGATCGCTATGGGTCCGATCGGTCTGATCATTGCTGCGATCGTTGGCCTTGCGCTGATCATCTGGCAGAACTGGGACACGATCAAGCAATATACGCTTGAAGCTTTCGAATGGGTTTGGGAGAAGATCAAGGGAATCTTCAACTTCATAAAGAACCTGTTCCTGAACTTCACGGGTCCCGGCCTGATTATCAAGCATTGGGACACGATCGTTGAGAAGACGCGGAGCGCCTTTACCTGGGTGAAGAACCTAGCGAAGAACGCGCTTGACGCTGTGGTGAATTTCGTGACCGGTCTTCCGGGGCGAATCCTCAGCGCCGGCCGTTCGATCCTGAGCGCGGCAAAGTCCATCGGTGGCTTCGTCATTGACGGAATCAAGAACGGGCTTTCCAAGCTGGGCGGGTTCGCGTCGTCGCTCGCTTCCGCTGTGACCCGGGCGGCAAAGGGTGCGATCAACGGAGTTGTTGACCTTCTCAACTGGGCGATTCCGAACAAGCTGGGTTGGGGCAAGCTCAGCATTGATCTGCCCGATAACCCGATCCCCAAGATCCGCGCTATGGGTGGACCGGCAAGCGGTCTTACTCGCGTCGGTGAGCGTGGTCCGGAGTGGGTCAACCTGCCCGGTGGCTCAACGGTGGTTCCCAACCACGCTGCGGGCTCCGGCGCTGGGGTCGTGGTCAACGTACAGACGAACGCTGATCCGTTCGCTATCGGCCGTGAAGTCGCATGGGCGCTGCGCACTTCTCCGGCATAGGTCAGCCCACTCTCAAGAGTAGGCAAGCAAGGGGGATGGAATGGCGGAGTTGAACGACTGGACTTGTGAGTACAACGGGCTAGTCATGGGGGAACCCGACTCCGCCGTTTCCATCGTTCAGGTTGACGGGTTGCTTGAGCTTCCGGAGATCCGGTCATCTGACCTGACTCTTGTGCAGCGTCACGGTCTGTACGCCGGAGACGACTACATGAACGGCCGAACGGTGACCGTGACCCTTGAGGTCTACGGCAGCACGCGTGAGGAGTTCACTCAGGCGCTCGTCAACCTGCAATCGGCATTCATGCCCGGGGACGTTGAGAAGCCGTTTCGCTTCCGGTTCCCGGGCGTGGCTGCCGATCAGACCGGTTACGTCATGGCGCGTCCACGGAAGCGGAGCGCGCCCCTTGACCTGAACTTCGCAAACATGGTGTGCAACGTCGTCGTTGAGCTGTACGCCACGAGCCCGTACATACATGGCGACGCTCCCCGTGAGTCGGTCGTTCGGTCGTACGAGCGTGAAGCGGATATGTCCGGGCTCACCTTCCCTGCTGCTGTGCCGTGGCAGGTGCGTGGTTCGGGGGCTCCGCCGGCTGACCCCATTACGTGGCTGACTCAGTACGGGTCGGTGGTCGCTCGTCCCCAAGTCGTTATTACCGGTGGGGCTTCTCCCACGCTGTGGGACGACACAACGGGACAGTTCTTCTCTGTCGATTACGACGGAGACCTTGTCATTGATAGCGCCGGAATGACCGTGACAGCGGTGACCGGTGAGGACATTACGGGGCTCGTACGGGCGGGTTCCGTGTGGCCGGAGTTCGGTCCTGGGCTTCACCGGCTGAGGCTGACGAGCCGTAACGAATTCACGTCCGCACGAGCGGTCATCACGTGGGTAGATAGGTGGGTTTAGCATGGCGGGTTTTGCATGGTTTCAGGAAGGCGTGACCTACGGCGGTAACGACCTTGCCAACTTCAACAGTTTGAGCGTTCCGCGTCTCGGCATGACCCACCTGTTCGCGTCTACTTCTGAGTTCCTGCTGAACAGTGACCAGACAGCGCGCACGGTGAGCGTCGGTGCGGGCAACGTCCTGATCGGGCTCAGCTCCGGTGGGGCAACGTGGGCATGGTCGGACGCTGCCACTGTGGCCGTTCCTACCGCGTCCAGCGTGAACCCGCGTCGGGACCTGATCGTTGCCCGGCTCACTACGGCTGCCGCTGACGGAGTGAACGGCATTGCCGTCGAACTCATTCAGGGGACCCCGGCGGCAACTCCGGCGGCTCCGGCTCGTCCCGCGAACGCCGTTGCGCTGGGTTGGGTGGACGTTCCGAAGGCCATGACCACGTTCACCATTACCGTCACCCGCTATCAGGGTCAGTACCGGGATCAGGCAGCGTTGGCCGGCCGTGGCACTATCGCCATTGATTGGGCGGGACAGCTTCCGTCCGCGTCGTCCGTGAGCGTCGGTGCGTCCGTGTACGACGTGGGGACTAATCAGCGTTGGGTTCGGACCGCTGACAACGGGTGGTTCACGGCGGACCCGGGTCCGTGGAAGCTGTGCACCCCTCAGAACGTACAGGCTTCGGACGGAACCAACATCACGGTTACCGGCACGCTGTACGTCCGTGAGGACTCCACGAAGTGGGAACTGAGCGGTCAGCTCAACTTCTCCCCCAGCAAGGACATTGGCAAGCTCGTCGTTCCGGCGCTTCTGCCTTCCGGTATCACGCGTCCGACCACGAACACGTACGGGTCTTCGGGTCAGTCGTACGGCAGCAACAACAGTGGTGTCGGTCGCCTTGCTCTCATGACGAACGGTTCCATTGAGTTCGGTGCCGACGAGTCCGTTGCCAACGTGTATATCAACGAGTCGTTCAGTAAGAGCCCGTGGAACACGGCTTGAGTCAACCTACTCTCAAGAGTGGGCTAGGGGGTTACGGTGAGCGCTGCCCGGTACGAAGTCTTGCAGACCGTCGCGAAGACCGGTGAGGTAGTCGGTTCGATTCCCGTCACCGGGATTCAGTACGGCGAGACGCTGAACGCAGCGGGTAGCGCCACCGTGGGTATGCCCCTCAAGGCTGCCGACCCTGACACCCTTGAGCCGGGCAAGAGCGCGCTCGTCATCACGCGGGACGACGAACCCGTGTGGGGCGGGATGCTGTGGACGGCAACGGCTGACCTGAACGCGGGGACGCTCAGCCTGAACGCGTCCGGGTGGCACTCGTACTACGCGGCGCGGTATCTCGACATGGCCGGCGGGTACAGCGGCAAGACGGATCAGGCGCTTCTCTTGCGCGCGTGGATTGAGCACGCGAACAACAACGGCGGTATCGGTACGGACACTTCGCGGCTGACGACGACCGGCCGGATTCGTGAACGCCGTTGGGGCTTCGCAGAGTTCAAGTGCATCGCTGAGGCTATCAACGAGCTTGCCGACGAAGACGGGGGCTTTGACTTCCGGTACGAGTCCTTTTGGCTGGACGACGCGCACGTTGGCAACCGGATTCTCAAGAGCGGCAGGCTCCAAAACGTAATCCCTTCCGCTCTAGTACACAGAGAGAATTGCAACGTCACTCAAGTTGCGTACGACGGAAGCAAGTTGGCGACACGAGCCGTGGCGTTCGGTGCCGACATGGGAACGGGCGTGAAGCCCTACCACATTGCGAGCAACGAGCTTGACGCTCCGGCGCTGACTCAGGTCACGACGTGGTCTGACTTGAAGTCCACTGCGGACTTGATTCCGAAGGCTGCCGCTATCGGTGCGGTCGGTCGTCAGGTGATCGGCGTTCCCACGCTGACCCTGTACCCGGGCGTGTTCGATCCGGCGTCTTTCCTTCCCGGTTCGGTCGGCACTGTTCAGGTGGACAGCGGGTACGTGCGTCTGCTTGAAGAGTTCGTTCTGACTGAGCGTCGGGTTGACGTTGACGTGAATGGCACGGAGACCGTGTCACTTTCCCTTGCCAGTAAGGACGTGTTCGTAAGTGGCGATTCAGGCTAATGCCCTTCCGCCTTCGCTTGTGGCGGAGCTACAGGAAATGCAGCGGCGTATTACCGCGCTTGAGCGGAAGCCGAAGTTGGGCAGCGTAAACCAACCCATGCCGTTCAGCTCGTATCAGTCGCCTTCGGTGGAAGGCACCGTTGGCGACGAGTACACGCACACGCTAGGCGTGATCAACACAACCGGGCTCAATCAGCCGGTTGTCATCATGCAGATTCCCTTTCACCTTCCGTGGACTTCCAACGGCACCCCTGATGTATCGGTGACCGTGTGGATTCGGGACATGATTTCCGGCGGCAAGACGCGTGAGTTCACGCTTGACAAGACGAGCGACTATCCAGCGCCTGATAGCGGGTTCACGCGTCGCCTCACGTACTCGTGGATTCACCCTCAGCCGATCGGCTTTGACGACCCGAACGTGTGGAAGGGGTTTGTCATCAACTACCGCGTAAACAAGCGGCAGAACATTGACGGTGAATCCATGACGGTTGGCATGGGTGCGCCACACCTTGTGACCGGCGTTCCGCTGGGGACGTATCAGGAAGAGACGACGGACGGTAACCCGCGCATTGACGGGACGCTTACGCCGACTGACGGGGGGCCGGCGACGTGGGGATAACAGACGCGGTCGGTGCCGCTGAGATCGTCGGTGGCGCTGCCCTCTTTCTCATGCTCGTGTATCGGCAGGTTAAGACCGGTGCCCGGGATGCGTGGCGCGAAGAGGCTGAGGCACAGACGCTACGCGCTGACCGACTTGAGAAGGAGCTTGCCCGGCTCACCGAAACCGTCAACGAGCTTCGGCGTGAGAACCGTGAGCTTCGTGAGCACATTGACCGACTGATCAGGGGGACAGATGACACAGCCCATTGAGACGTACCCGCTGCCCCCCAGCATCGCGACCGTCAAGGTCAAGGGGCAGTACCGGGGACCGGACGGAAGGGGGCTACAGGGAACGGTTACCTTCACGGGTCCGGGTCTCCTGACGTTCCCTGACGCTGACCTGTTCATTGCCGGTCCGGTCGTCGCGCGGCTGGACGAGTTCGGTTCCTTTGAGGTGACGCTTCCCGCTACGGACAACGAAGGTATGAACCCTTCGGATTGGTCGTACACGGTGAAGGAGAACCTGACCGGAGTCACCGGGGCTCGTACCTTCGCTCTCCTTCTTCCGAAGGACACAGCGGAGATTGACCTTGCGGACGTTGCGCCGGCTGACCCGCTGACCCCCAACTATGTACCCGTTCCGGGTCCCCAGGGTGAGACCGGGCCGGAGGGTGAGAGCGCCTATGACGTGGCCGTGACGGTCGGCTTCATTGGCACTGAGGCGGAGTGGATCGCGTCTCTCAAGGGTGCGAAGGGTGACACGGGCGCTCAGGGGCTCAAGGGTGACACGGGCGCTACGGGTGCAACCGGCGCGAAGGGTGACCCGGGCAGCAAGGTCTACAAGGGACCGGTGGGCGCGGGTGTCGGCGTTGACGGTGACGTTTCGATCAACACGACGAACGGCGGTCTCTACTGGCGTGAAAACGGCGCGTGGGTCGCTCAGGGCAGCCTTATCGGTCCCCAGGGTCCCGCCGGTCCTACCGGTCCCGAAGGTCCCCAGGGTCCCCAGGGTCCGCCCGGAGCTGACGGAACGGGCTCAGGCACGGTCACAGCGGTCAACGGCGTTCTCCCCGCTGCGGGTGGCAACGTCACGCTCACTGCCGACGACCTGAACGCGCTTCCGGACACCGGGCTTGTCTCCGGCGGGTTCCTGACGCTCGATTCCCCAACGGGTGACTACCGGGGTCTTTCGTTCACCACGAACGCCGGTAACCGGTGGGTCTATCAGGTAGACAACGGGGCGGAGACCGGAGCGGACGCGGGCTCAAACTTTGAGCTGAGCGCATGGAGCGACGCGGGTGAGTGGAAGTCCACGGTTCTCTTCGGAGACCGCGCGACGACGAACGTGGGTATCGGCACGAACGGGCTCGTCCCTGGGGCGAAGCTGACCGTGGCCGGCGGTACTGCGCTCACGAACGTCACGGCTGCACCTGCCACGCCTACCGGTGCCGTTGTTGCGTACGCCGAAGGTGGCGCGCTCAAGGTCGTCACGCCGACTTCACGGTTCACAGTCGTTGAGCCGGTCCCGCTGTCAACGAAGGGTGTGGCCAACGGAGTTGCGTCCCTGGGCGCTGACGGGAAGGTTCCGACCGCTCAACTTCCTGCCGCAACGAGCACGGGCGTAAAGAACGCGTGGACCCCTCAAGCGCTGGGCTTTGAAGCGTGGTCTTGTGACCCGTACGGCGTGGCCAACCCGGTTGCTAAGTACCTCAAGCCGAACAGGCTGTACTTCGTGGGTATCAACATCACGGAGAGCACGACTGTTGACCGGATCGTTCTGTTCGCGCGCGGTTACGGTGGCGTGTCTTCGAACCGGTATCGGGCCGCGCTGTACCGCGAGAACGGAACGGGCACCGGCACGAAGGTTGTTGAGTCCGCTTCGGTCGCACTCACCATGGCCGGCCAGGAAGCCGGGACGTTGCCCGCTCAGGTGACGAACCACATTGGCGCTGTGCCGGTGACGATCGCTCAGACCGTTCTCACTCCGGGGCGCTACTGGGTTGCGTTCTCGCTCGTGGTCGGTGGGACAGCGGACTTCGCGTACTTCCACGTCCAGAACGAAGCGCCAATTGCCACGGCGAACTTCTTCATGACGAATTCGCCATGGGCACGAGCGTGGTATTTGGAGGGGCAGACAAACGCAGCACTGCCGACCACTGCAAATCAGGCAGCGTCTACGTCCCTTGCCGATCACGACATTCCGATTGTGGCGCTTGCCAACGTGTGAGCCCGCACAGCTTTTGAGCCCCTGCCCTGGGAATGGGCGGGGGCTCTTTTCATGGAAGGAGACACAACGTGACTGACGTTGAGAAGGTCATAAGCGTTGCGAAGGCCGAAGTGGGTTACCGCGAAGGCTATTCGGGCGGTCGGTACAACAACAAGAACAAGTTCTCTCCGGCTGTCCCTGGGCTTGAGTGGTCCGATTGGCAGCCGTGGTGTGCGACTTTCGTGAGCTGGGTTGCGCTCAAGGCCGGCGTGGCTGATCTGTACCCGCGTACCGCGTCGTGTGCAACGGGCGTGTCGTGGTTCAAGAACAAGGGGCGCTTTTCGGAGTACCCGGCGGTTGGTGCTCAGATTTTCTTCGGCTCCGGCGGTGGTTCGCACACGGGCATTGTGTACGCCTATGACGCGGACTACGCGTACACCATTGAGGGCAACACGAACGATTCCGGCTCCGCTGAGGGTAACGGCGTGTACCTCAAGAAGCGCGCGCGTCGGGATGCGTACCTGTACGGGTATGGCTACCCGGAGTTCGCGGAAGGCATTGTGTCCGCTGACCCGAAGTGGGGCGGCAAGGCTTCCGGCGCTGTGTCCGTGAGCAAGCCGAAGCCGAAGCCGACCACGAAGCCGAAGTATGAGCCGTTCCCGGGCGCTGCGTGGTTCAAGAAGAACCCGAAGAGCCCGATCGTGACTGCCATGGGCAAGCGTCTCGTGGCTGTCGGGTGCTCCGCGTACAAGGACGGTCCGGGTCCCCAGTGGACGGACGCTGACAAGGCTTCGTACGCGAAGTGGCAGCGGAAGAACGGTTACACGGGTGCCGACGCTGACGGTTGGCCCGGTAAGAGCACGTGGGACAAGCTCAAGGTCCCGAACGTCTAGGAGGTAGACAGATGGGTGAGCACAGCAAGGCCGGCGGTATGTCGGCAGTGGGCGCGGTCTTCGCATGGGTCGGCAAGCACAAGGCAAAGATCCTTGCCTTCGCTGCGGGTGTCGTCGCTGCGGTCTCTGCGATCAAGCCTGACTTCCCGGGCTCCGCTGTCATGGCTGCACTGCACGCTGTCCTAGGCGTGTAGGAATCCCCTTCGCTCTCCTTCCGGTGAGACACAATCCGCCGGAAGGGGAACGATGCGGTACAAGCACGTTGGGTTGATCGGCAAGGCACGGAGCGGCAAGGACAGCGTGGCCAACCGGCTCGTACAGGGTCGGGCATACACGCGGGTTGCCTTCGCTGATCCGCTCAAGGCCATGGTTATGCAGACGAACCCGCTCGTACAGACGAGCCCCGGGGTCGTGGTCCGCCTTGCTGCCCTGATCAACGACGTTGGTTGGGAGTACGCGAAGGACACGTACCCGGAAGTTCGCCGGCTCTTGCAAGCCACGGGCGAAACGGTGCGGCTGCACGACGAAGATTTCTGGCTTCGCCTTGCGCTCAAGAAGGTGGACGCTGCCGACTCGTGGAACATGCCGGTCGTCATCACGGACGTGAGGTACGAGAACGAAGCTTTCGCGCTCCGTGATCGTGGCTTCGCGCTGATCCGCGTCACGCGCCCGGGTGCCGGAGCTGGGGAGAACGCCGACCACAAGAGCGAGACCGCGCTTGACTACGTGAACCCTGATCTCACGATCGGGAACACGGGCACGCTGGACGACCTGAACAGGATCGTTGACAGCTTGCTTCTCCCCCGGAGCTGACACACAGCCCCTCACTGATCTGCCTTCGGGCCGGTCGGTGGGGGGCTCTTCTGCGTTCGGCCACTTCGTACGGAAGGTAAAGGTTCGGTAACGCGGTCAGCCTACTCTCAAGAGTAGGTTCCCCATGCGCTAGTGTGGTCCACGCAAGCACACAACAACGAGGGGGACAGCGTGGCTACTGTGACCGCACCGACCGGGTTCCGCACCTTCTATCTGGGTAAGGGCAAGGTCGTGCACGCGGCTCAGGACAGCGACACGGTCACGCTGTGCAAGAAGTCGATTACGACCGTGAGGCTTGCCCACTCGCCTTACGTCACCTGCACGCAGTGCGCGAAGGTGGCGCTCACCATGACCAACACTGACGCTCCGTCAGACACCCCGAAGGATGACGACATGCCGAAGAACGACAGCCCCAGCGACGCGGCGAACACGGACGTTGACGGTCTGATCAGCGACGTTCACGCCACCGTGGATCAGATCAAGGAACTCGTCCCGGGCTCCGAAGGTGTGACCGGTGCGGCGGACGCGCTCAAGTCTGAGGCGGAAGAGAAGATCCGTCAGCTTCCGACCAACAAGCGGACCGCTCTCCGTAAGGCCGTGACCGACGCGCACAAGGCTGCCACGGCGAAGCCTGAGCCGGAGCCGGCCCCCGCTGCCCCTGCCCCCGCGTCCACTGCCGTTGTGCGTCAGGCTGAGAACCCTCTTGAGATTGAGGGCATTCCGGATCTCGTCTCTCAGTCCATTAAGGCTTTCAAGGACGGAGTCAAGTACGGGCTCAAGCTCTCCGAAGTCGGTGAGACCGTCGCGCGCACCATGCTTGAGATGCGTCTCAAGATGACGCACAACGCTTCGGGTCTGCCTGACCTCACGTCCATCGAAAAGAAGACGAAGAACGCTGCCGGTCTCGTGTACGACGGAGCGCGCAAGGGTGTGAGCGCGGAAGACACGAAGACGAACGACGCGCACGACGCATTGCAGAAGGCCACTCAGAACAAGATGGCTGACATTCTCGTTGGGTGGCTCCGTGACTTTGACTCGTCCCCGAACCCGGACGAAGCCCTTGAGACCGCGCGCGTGTACTTCCCGGAAGCGGCGAAGCTCGTTGAGGACGGACGCGCGCTGATCGCTGAGGGTGAGGCGGAAGAGGGGGACGAAGACGTGTACACGTCCCTGACCGAAGCCATTTACGCCGTGTACGAGCACGCGGGCATTGAGCTTCCGCGCTACGGGCGTACGGAGATTCAGCGCTTCAACTACCGCGTAAAGCAACTGGACGCGGCCCGTAAGGAGCTTGACGCGGCTCGTGACTCGCTGGACGACGACGAGCTTCCGAAGGAGGAGAAGGAGAAGCTGACCGCGAAGGTCACGGAGCTTGAGGAGAAGGCGAAGGGGATCACGGAGGAGATTCCCGCTGAGTGGCTTGAGAAGGCCACGCCGGAGAAGACCCCGAAGCAGCGTGCCGAAGCGAAGGTTGACCGGGCGGAGAAGCTGACCACGAGCGTCACGAAGGCAGTCAAGAAGCTTGAGGGGGCCGACCGTCAGGAAGTCGCGTCCAAGCTCATGACGCTGGGTACGGCGCTCGTCACCGGGGTCACGGAGAACGCTCAGAAGATGACCGATGACGAGAAGGCTGACCTCAAGGCTCAGCTCAACGACCTTGTCACGCGTCTCGCCGGCGAAGCTGCGAAGCTGTGACCGACTGACAGCGGACAGTAACGGAGCCCCCGGCTCTTCCCACTGCGGAAGGGTACGGGGGCTTCGTCGTGTAGAAGTGCAGATTTGTAGGTCAGTCAGATACAGCAATAGAGATCACTAAGGGATACCGGGCCGGAGTGCAAACGTGCACTTCTGCACCTGCCGCTGAAAAGCCCTTCCGCTCAAGGACTAGTGCAAACACTTCCCTGAGCCCGGAAGGGGCACAGCATTGTGAGCAAGATCCGAACTATCTACAGGGGCGGAAGTCGCTTCTACCTGAACACAGCGGCCCCGGACAACGTGTACCCGGGCGTTACAAGCGTGATCGGGATGCTTCCGAAGCAGAATTTCTTGGGTCCGTGGAACGCGCGCATGACCGCTGAGCTTGCCGTTGACTCCATTGACTTCGTTCAGCAGATGGCAGCGCGCGACCGTGACGGAGCCGTTGACTACCTTCGCGGTGCGGCTCGTCGGTACACGAAGGTTCGCGCGGACGTTGGCAGCAAGGCTCACGACCTGTTTGAGCGGTTGATTCGCGGTGAGACCGTGTACAGCGTCCACCCGGACCTTGAGCCGTACAAGAAGCACTTCCTTGAGTTCCTGGCAGCCGTGAACCCGGAGCTTGTCCGCGCCGAAGATGTGGCGTGGTCGGACACGCACGAGTACGCCGGCTCTTTCGACGTGGTCATGTACGTGTGGCTTGACGAAGAGGGCAAGCCGACTCCGGACCGCTCCGGCAAGCGTCACCTGATCATGGGTGACTGGAAGACGAGCAAGGCGACGTACCCGGACGTGGCGCTACAGATGAGCGCTTACGCGAACGCCGACTACATCATTGACGCGGACGGCAACCGGGAACCCATGCCTGAGTTCGATGGTGCTGCCGTTCTGCACATCACTGACGAACAGTGGGCTTTCAAGCCGGTCGTCATTGACGACGAAGTCTTTGCGGAGTTCCTTCGTCTCCGGGGAACCTTCAATTGGGATCGTGACCTGAGCCGGCGGGTTGTCCTCAAGCCGATCGCGTCCAGCAAGAGCAAGCTCGTGACCGGTACTCAGCGGAGGGGCTGACCCATGCTCGCAACGCACACAAGCCGTATGCACCCGTACAGCGTCCACCTGACGCGCGACGAGCTGAACGAGCTTCTTGACGAGTTCGCTGACGCTGTCCCGTACGACCCGGAGGAGCTTCCCAAGCTGAGCAAGCTCCGAACGAAGCTGACCAACCTTACCGGCACGAAGCAGGGTGAGCGCGCTTGATCGGTCCGAACTGTCTTTGCAACCCGCAGAAGTCGGGGCTGTGTGGCTCGTGCGGAGGGTGAGGGAATCCCCTTCGCTCAAGTCCCGGTTACCCCAACGGAAGGTTGAACATGAAGACTGCCGGTGCGTTCGTCGGTGTGGTTGCTCTCGCTGTGGCTGCCCTTCTCTTCACGGCATGGGTCGTCATGCTGCTTGTCGGCATGTGGCACGGCTACCGTGACGCTGTCCCCCCGATCGGCTTCAATGAGTCGCTTCTTGTCGTGGTGCTTGCGGGCATCCTGACGGGGGCAGGGACAGCCGCGAAGCAGTAACCCGGGGACTTCCCCCAACGCTTGCCCCTCAGTGCCTTACACGGGCGCTGAGGGGCTTTCGTGCGTCTGCCCCCGGGAATCCCCTCCGCTCCGGTAAGAGCATGACCAACCACGAGTTCACCGCATGGCCGAAGACCCCCCGACTCTTCCGCACGATCGTCGTCACGGAGAAGCTTGACGGGACCAACGCAGCAATCCACATCAGCACCGTTCCGAACGTCCCCGCGTTCGGTGACTTCCCGCCGGAGTCGTACAGCGTCGTCGTTGACGGTATGCGCTACGTCCTCACCGCTCAGTCCCGGTCCCGCGTCATCACTCCGGGCAAGGGCAAGGACAACTTCGGCTTTGCCGGTTGGGTGTACGAGAACGCCGAAGGGCTCGTTCGTGCGCTGGGGACCGGTGTGCACTTCGGTGAGTGGTGGGGCTTCGGCATTCAGCGCGGGTACGGTCTGCCTGATCGTCGCTTCTCGCTCTTCAACACGGACCGGCACCGGGACGTGAACGTTCGTCTCGGCAGCGCGATCGTTGAGCCGGCCCCCGTGCTCTATCAGGGGACGTTCAGCGAAGGGGAGATCACGGCAGCGCTCCGCAAGCTCAAGGAGAACGGTTCGGTGGCTGCCCCCGGCTTCACCAACCCCGAAGGTATCTGCGTATGGCACTCGCAGACGCGGCAGGTGTTCAAGGTGACCCTTGACAACAACGACGCGGGGAAGTGGGAGACCGCGTAACACGAGCCCCCTTGTCTGGCCTTCGCGGTCGGGCAGGGGGGCTTTCCCATGCCGGGAATCCCTTCGGCTCTAGCGCCCATGCAGAGAGCAACGGAGCGGCGGAAGGCTGGACGGTCAGCAGACACCTTCGGGTGCGTGGACATGATCGGACCCCTTCCGCCGTTCCCTCAATTCCCAAGGGGAACGCATGGCGAAGCAGAGTATTTGGGCGAGCGACGAAGAGAACAAGCCGAAGGAGCGGCAGACCTACGCCGACGATTCCGTTGGCCGGCTGCACTCCGGCACGACTGAGGTGAACGAGCGTGGCAACGTCGTCCCGGTCGCGCTCACTGAGTGGCGTTTCAGCACCGGTGAGAAGCACGTTGCCGACGCTACCGCTCAGCTCTTCGGGGGCACTCCCGTTGAGAACGAAGAGTCTCAGTCGGAGAACTTCATTGACGTCTTCACGGGCGCGACGAAGATTCCCGTCATCCTTGAGGCGGACGGTATCCACTGGGACATGAAGCAGTGGGTCAACGGGAAGCTCAAGCACCACTGCGACGGGTTCGTGTTCGTCAGCCACAAGGACGAAGACAAGGTTGGTCGGGACTGTGGTTGCCCGTCCCTCTTCGCTGAGCGCAAGGCAGCGGCGAAGGACGACGACGGACCCAACCCGTCCATCACGGTCACGTTCAAGCTTGCCGACGACCCGGAGCTTGGAGAGTTCAAGTTTCAGACTGGCTCTTGGACGCTCATGGCCGTTCTGCACGAAGCCGAAGACGCGCTTGCCCGTATCGGCAAGGGTGGTCCGGTGCTCGCTGAGCTTGAGCTTGAGCCGGTTGACTTCGTGATCAAGAAGGGTCCGAAGCGCGGTACTCCGGTGTCGTACGTCAAGCCCGTGATCCGGGTCAAGAAGTCGTACAACGACGCGATTGCCGACTAGTGGCCGGCGGGGAAGCAGCGTCGCCGGAATCGTGGGCGCTCGTGATGCGCGGAGCGTCTGACGAAGCCGTAAGGGCTCCGCTGTGGCAGTACCCGCCGGAAGCACGCAACGCCGTGATTCACGAGCGCCGTGTTCGCTTCGGCGTGTACGAAGAGACCGGAGATCCTGAGTATGGGTAAACGGGCTGTGGTCGCTGACTACGCCGGTGAGCCCCTGTACCCGGGTGATCTCGTGAACTACCCCTCGCGTCAAGGCAACGGGGTCCGTGCGTCCGACGCGATTGTTCGGCGCACGTACTTCGTCCGCGTTGAGGGGCGCAAGTTCCCCATGCTCAAGGTGCAGCCGACCGGCACAGACAGCCGTTCGGAGAAGCCACGCAAGACGCTACGGGCTGAACACGTGGCAGCAACTCACGTGCGACTTCTGCGGAGCAACGTCACCGGGGAACAGGACGAAGGCAAGTAGGCGCGACACGGGCCGGACGGTACTCACACGGGTGCTGTCCGGCCCTTTGTCGTTTCAACCCACTCTCAAGAGTAGGCAGGAAGGGGAAGCCGTGGCTTCCGTACTGATTGACAGGGACAAGGCTCCGGCGCTGGGGGACCTTCGGCTTATGGGTGCTGGGGACAGCATCTTTCTCCGCAAGGGATGGACGGACCGCAAGGACGGAGCCCGGTACGCGGACGCGGTCATGAGTGCCGTTGCCCGTGGCGCTGACGTTAGGTGGGTCCGTCGTGGCTAACAAGGTCTGTCGGCACTGCGGACGAGCGAAGCCCGCTGAACAGTTCCTTGCCGGGAAGGCGAAGCGTCCGTCAAGCTCGTGCGCCACGTGTCGCCGGAAGCGGGCAGCGGACCACCGTAAGAAGTATTACGCGTCCCTGCCCCCGGACAAGCGCCACGAGCTGACCCACCGGAAGCGCGCGAAGGACTACGGCGTTGAGCACGAGTCGTACAGCCGCACAGAGATCATGCGCCGTTGGGGCTACCGCTGTGCGTACTGCGACAAGCGCGCCACGCATCTTGACCACGTCCACCCGCTGAGCAAGGGGGGTGCCGACAAGGCTTCCAACATGCTTCCCGCGTGCGCCGGCTGCAATCTGTCCAAGGGTGCGAAGACGCTTGCTGAGTGGGCGCTGACCTTCGGCCCGGACGTGTAGGAATCCCCTTCGCTCAAGAGCGGGCAACCGAGAGAAAGACGGTGGCCCGTGGAATTCAAGGACGTTCTTGCACGGTTCGGTGACGTGACCGCTGAGGCGGACGGGGGGTATCTCGCGAAGTGTCCAGCACACGCGGACTCCCGTCCGTCCCTTCGGATTTGGCGCGGTGACGACTTCAAGGTTCGGCTCACTTGCCGTGCGGGATGCGACACCAACAAGGTTCGCCTTGCCGCACGGCTCAACTGGAATGACCTTTTCAACGCGACCGGTGACGGTCTCACGGTTCCGAAGGAGAAGCCCGCGCTCGTGGGTACCGCTCTCACCGCTCAGCTTGCCATGTACGTTGACCGCACCGTTGCTGAGTTCGTCGGTACGACTGAATGGGGTCAGCGGGCTCGTGGGTACGCGCTTGACCGCTTCGGTCTGGACAGTGCCACGGCTGCCGAACTCATGGTTGGCGTGGACGACGGACGCGTTCCCGGTCTCGACTACACGGACGCTGAGGGACGAGCCCGTAACTACCGGTCCCGTGGCTTCCGTCAGTTCCCCCGGCTCACGGTCCCGCTCAACGACTTCGCTGGGATCACCCGTGGCTTGCAGGGGCGAGACCTGACCGGTCACTGTCCCGGACGGTGGCTGTCCCTGAGCAACCCGGAGGGGCTTCGGTGGGGTCAGTACGGCGTGTTCCGTGGCTCCGGCGGGTACTCCGTCACGATCGTGTCTGAGGGACCCGGGGACGGTCTCACGTCGGTTGCGGTCGGGTACGACGCTGTCTGTATCCGTGGTGCGGGCATTGCCGGTAACCCTGACCTTCTCGCTGAGCTTGCCGCCGGCCTTGCGGGCACTCAGGTCATTGCCGCCGGAGACAACGACGAAGCCGGGCAGCGCTTCAATCTTGCGCTTGCCGAAGGTCTCAAGCCGTACGGCATTGAGGTTTACGCGCTCCCCCTGCCGAACCTTGGTCCGAAGACTGACCTGACGAAGTGGCGTGAGACGACCGGAGAAGACTTCCCCGGGCTCATGCACTCCGCCGTGAAGAGCGCGCGTCCAGTGGTGGACCGTGCCGTTGCTGAGGCTGCACAGCGCAAGGCCACGGTGGCGAAGCGGACCGGTGCTGTCACGGTGTCCGACGATCAGGGACGAGACGCGGCGGATATCCTCGCTGATCTCGTGCGCACGTACGGCGAGAGCGACGCTATGAACGCTCATGCGCTCGTGGCGTGGTCTGACGGACGGATCAAGTACGCGCCCGGTCTCGGCTTCCACACGTGGAACGGCGTTACCTGGGAGCGTTCGGAGCACAAGGTTCGTCAGGAGATTCACCGCATGGGGGCCGCGCTCGTCCTTGCGGGCAACGCTCAGGAAGCACGCGGGTTCACCATGACGACGCGCATTGACGCTCTCATGACGGAGCTTCGCAGCGTCCCCAGCGTGTACGTGAACGCCGAAGAGTTCGACGCGGCTCCGCACCTTCTGAGCTTCCGTAACGGCGTGGTTGACCTTCGTACCGGTGTGCTCCGGGACCACGACAAGCACGACATGCTCACGGTCTCGCTGCCGATTGAGTACGACCCTGACGCGCTGTGCCCCCGCTGGGAACAGTTCCTTACGGAAATCTTCCCGGGGAACCCTGACCTGATCGGGTACATGCAGCGGCTCACGGGCTACGGGATCACGGGCAACACGTCGGAACAGTGCTTCGGCGTGCTGTGGGGGAAGGGTGCCAACGGTAAGAGCGTCTTCACGGACACCCTGACGAGCGTCTTCGGGAACATCACGAAGACCACGCCGTTCGCCACGTTTGAGGACAAGGGCAGCGGCGGAATCCCGAACGACATTGCCGCGCTCAGGGGCAGCCGGCTCGTCATGGCTTCGGAGGGTGAGAGCGGCAAGCCCATGAGTGAGGCCGTGTTGAAGCGGGTCACGGGCAAGGACAAGGTCACCGCGCGCTTCTTGCGTCAGGAGTTCTTCACCTTCTCGCCTACCTTCCTGATCCTGCTTGCCACGAACCACAAGCCCCGGTTCAAGGGTGCTGACGAAGGTCTGTGGCGAAGGGTCAAGCTCATTCCGTTCACGCGGTATTTCGCTCCGCACGAGCGGGATTACGACCTTGACAAGAAGCTTCTCGCTGAGGCTGCCGGAATCGTGGCATGGGCTGTGCGTGGTGCTGTCGAGTGGTACGCGTCCGGCCTTCGTGACCCGGAGTCCATCACGTCCGCAACGCGTGACTACCGCGCCACGTCGGACGCGCTTGCCGGGTTCTACAGTGACGACCCCTCACAGCCGGCGGTACTCGTCAAGGCTGAGGGTGCCGTGATGCTGGGCGGGGACGCGTTCAACCACTATCTCGATTGGTGCGAAGCGGAGAACCTTCCGAGCAAGGAGCGTTGGACGCGACGCGCGTTCTTCGCTGCCATGGAAGAGCGCGGCGTGTCCCGCAAGCGTGTAGCGAAGGGCAACGCGTTGGTCGGCGTGCGTCTCGCTGACGAGCCGGAGAAGTCCACGGGACCCGGAATCTTCGGCCAGTAGCCACGGTGGGAATCCCCTCCGCTCTCAGACAGGTACAAGCAACCCAATGAGAGCGGAGGGGCACCCGGTGCCAATCCTTGAGCTATGCGCAGGTTACGGCGGTCTCGGAATCGCCGTTGAAGCGCTGACCGGAGACAAGGTCACGGTCGTTGCCGAAGTCCACAAGGCAGCGTGTGAAGTCATGGCGTACCGCTTCCCGGACGCGCCGAACATCGGTGACGTGAGGTACGCCCCGTGGCACGAGTTCGCGGGGGAAGTCGACACGATCACAGCGGGCTTCCCGTGTCAGGACATTTCGAATGCCGGTCGGCGTGAGGGGATCAAGGGTGAGCGCAGTGGAATTTGGTTCAACATCGCTGACGCAGTACGGATCATTCGACCCCGACACGTGTTCTTGGAGAACGTCGGAGCTATCCGAAATCGGGGGCTCGGGTCGGTCCTCACATCGCTTCACGAGATCGGGTATGACGCTGCGTGGACGTGTATACGAGCTTCCGATATCGGAGCGCCCCACATGCGCGACCGGTGGTTCTGCGTTGCCACTCCTTCCGACCCCGACCGTAGCTGACGCGAACCGGGGTCCCGACTTCGCGAAGCGCGACCGTGCGGGGGCAGGTGGGGACGACCTTGTTACCGCCGTGGCTCGTCTCTTCCCGCGTGACCGCGCTGACAAGCTCTTCAAGACACCGACTGCCAACCTGGGCAGCAACGGCAGCGCTCAGCACCCGGACAAGAGGAAAGCCGGGGGGCACGGACCGACGCTTGAAGACGAAGTTGTGTTCTTGCTGAACGTCACGCCGGAAGACGAGTTGCCCGACGACGGACCGCACTCCCCCGCTGAATGGTGGGGAGAGTTCGCGCCTGCCGTGTACCGGTGGGAGAAGATCCGGCAGACAGCCGCACCCGTACCGGTCATTCGCGGTCCGCGCGGTGGGGTCAAGCTCAACCCGGAGTTCGCGGAATGGCTCATGGGGCTTGAACCCGGTTGGGTGACGAGCGTCCCGGGCCTCACTCACCGCGAGAAGCTTGAGCGGATCGGCAACGGGGTCGTCCCGCATCAAGCGTATGCAGCGTTCCGAGACCTTAAGGCGAAGTTGGACGCTGCCCGCGCGGAGCTGTAAGGCACGCAATCGACAAGGGGTCAGCCTACTCTCAAGAGTGGGTTGACCCCTTCTGCGTTAGGGGACAACACCTTGAAAACGTACTTCCATGACGTGGCCGGCGAAGTGGTCCGGATCAACGTTCCGGAGACTGACAACGACCTTCGTGAGTTCATGCAGTGGGCGCGCACTGCCGCTCTCCGGGGACCGATCGCGCTGGACACTGAGACGACCGGCCTTGATATCTACAGCGCCGGTTACCGACTCCGGACCATTCAGTTCGGGGACGAGCGGACAGCGTGGGTCATTCACTGGGAACGCGGGGGCCGCTTCATTGAGGCAGCCTTGTTCGTGCTCCGCATGGCTTCCCGCTTCCTGATCCACAACGCGCCGTTCGATTGGCTCGTGTTGGACGAGCACGCCCCGTACGCGCTTGAGATCCTGGCACCGAAGACCACCGATACGAAGATCAAGGCCACGCTCATTGACCCGCGTGAGCCCCACAAGGGGGGAATCGGGACCGGCCTCAAACCGCTCTCCGCCCACTACACGGACCCCAGCGCCCCGGACACTGCCGGAGACCTGACCGAAGTCTTCAACGGTCTCGGCTTCACGAAGGCCACGGGTTGGGCGAACATCCCGCTTGACCACCCGACTTACAACTTGTACGCCGGCCTTGACGTGATCTACACGGCGCGTCTTGACCCGATCCTGACCGCTGAGCTTGCTCGTCTCGGCGTGCGTCAAGCGCTCGTGGACTATGAGCACGAGATTGCCCGCATGTGCTCAGTAATGATGCGCGCGGGAATCGTGCTGGACACTGAGTACGCGTCCACGCTGTCCGTGAAGCTTCACGAAGAGGAAAGCAAGTACAGCGTCATTGCCGCCCGGTACGGCGTTGAGTCGGTCAACTCCGGTGCCCAGGTCTCCGAAGCCCTTCTTGCCATGGGCGAAGAGCTGACACAGCGCACAGACAAGGGTGCGCTCAAGTTGGACAAGGCCGTTCTTCTGCCGTTGGCGGACCTTGACCGTGATTGGGTGCGCATCGGTGCCCGGGAACCCAACCCTCTTGCGGACGCTGTCCTTCGCGCGAAGCGTGCCGGTAAGTGGGTCACGGCGTACGCCGACACGTTCATTACCAACGTGGACGCGAACGGTCGCGTACACCCGAACATACAGACACTCGCTGCCCGCACGGGACGCATGAGCATCACGAAGCCCGCGCTTCAAACGCTCCCGTCTTCTGACTTCATGATTCGGCGCGCACTCCTTGCTGACCCCGGTCACGTCATGGTGTCCACCGACTTCGCTGCCGTTGAGATGCGCGTTCTTGCCGCTCTCGCCAACGTGAAGCGCATGAAGCAAGCGATCAACGCGGGTGAGGACTTGCACGACTTCACGGCGCGTCTCGTGTTCGGTCCGAACTTCACGAAGGCTCACCGCAAGCTGTGTAAGGGAATCGGCTTCGGCAAGGTCTACGGCGGAGGGGCGGAGACGATCGCGCGGCAGACCGGTGCGCCTATCGCTCAGGTGCGTGCTGCCATTGCTGCGTACGACCGGGCGTATCCGGAGATCGTTCGTGCGTCCAAGAAGTGGCAGCGCGAAGCTCGTGCAACCGGGCTCGTCACGGTGTCTGCCACCGGTCGCCGGCTGCCGCTTGACCGGGACCGCATGTACGCCGTTGTGAACTATCAGTCACAGTCGGCAGCGCGTGACGTGCTGGGGCAAGCCATGATGAACATGGAAGAGGCCGGTCTTCTCGACTACATGAAGTTGCCGATCCATGACGAAGTTCTTGCGTCGGTGCCCGCTCGTGAAGCCCAGGACTTTGCCCGTGAGTTCGAGCGCTGCATGTCGTTCGATTTGTTCGGCGTTCCGATTGCGTCCGAAGCCGAAGTTGGGGGCCGCTCGTGGGGCAGCCTGTACATGAAGGATGCGAAGGGCAAGTACCTGCCTGAACTCCTGATCTCTCAGGACGAGTGGTACGCGGAGAACCCGCAAGCGGCGTACGCGAAGGCTGCCTAAGTGGCGTGCGCCACGTTCCGCTTCTGCCTGACGTTCGATTAGGTCACGGCGCGGTCACGATTCACTGCCTACTCTTAAGAGTGGGCTGACGGACCGTAAAAGATCATTTCTTCGATCCGAAGGTAACCCCCCTGTTATCGGGGGTGCGCAACCGTCATCCCAAAGGATGAGCCCCGGGTTGCGCCTTAGAAACAGCACTTTTCCCGGCTCAGCCGGCGTGGTCAGATGTATGCACAGTGCCTACTCAGAACGTTGCTTCTGAGTAGGCACTGACATACGTTCGAAGAGCACCACGACGCACGGCACTGATCAAGCCCCGTCGCAAAGAAGCCCACTGACGGGGCTCAGGCCGTGACACCCAACTTCGCCATGCCGTGGCGGAGCCTTGCCAAAAACAGGCGCTGACCTGGGCAAACGTCCTGACTCCTTCGGTGGGAATCCCCTCCGCTCCATTCCGGAGCGAAGCCACCCCGAAGGAGATTCCCCGTGATTGACCTCACCGCTCAGCAGATTGCCGCCGCTCAGAACAACGACCTGACCGCCGTGACCGCTGTCATTGAGGCGACGGAAGAGCGCGTCATTCAGCTTGCCCGGCGGTACGCCACGACCGGCGGACGCACTGACACGGATCTCATGGACGATCTCGCTCAGGTGGGTCGGGTGGCCGTGTGGCAGGGGCTCAGCCGCTTCAAGGGCTCGTCCGTGGCGGAGTTCTTCACCTTCATGGACCGGACCGTTTCCGGGATGCTTGCCGACGAGCGCAAGGTTCAGACGCGGCAGGGTGTCAGCCGCTCGATTGCCGCTGAGTTTGAGAAGGCGCTGAGCATGGCTGCCGGAGACCCGTACGAAGCTGAGCGTCTGTGCACCCTCACCGAAGTCATGGGCGCGAAGCGTATGACCGCTGAGACCGCGTACGCCGCTCGTATCTCGTGGCAGGGTGCGGAGTACCTTGACGCTCCGGTTGGCGAGAACGAGAACGCCACGGTGGCCGACACCCTGAACGACAACTACGCGCTTGCCCGGCTTGAGGCGAACGACGAGCTGTCTGAGCGTCAGCGGGAGAACAAGCGTCGCGTCCACGAGACCCTTGACCTTCTGCCGACCGAACAGGAAGCCGTTCTTTCCGCTGAGTACGGCATTGGCGACTTCCCTTGCATCGGTGCCGACGATCACCGGGGGCTTGCTGAGGTTTCCGGAGTGGCGTACACGGCGCTTGAGAGCGTCAGGGACGAAGCCCGGAAGAACTTCAAGACGCTGTACCTGGGCGGTAGCCCGGAAGCCCCGAAGGGCGAAACGCAGTGCTGCAAGGCGTGCGGTATCGAGAAGCCCGTTGACGAGTTCTACGTTCGGAACAAGGTCACCGGGGCGCGCATGTCTCAGTGCAAGTCGTGCAAGCGCGGAGCCACGAAGCGCTTCCGCAAGGACAACCCGGAGAAGCGCAACGCTCAGAAGCGCGCGTACAACGCTCGCAAGAAGGCTGCCGCTGCGTGAAGTCCTGTTCTCGCTGTGGGGAGAAGAAACCTCTTGGGGACTTCTCCCCCATGCGTGGCAAGCCCCGCGCTAAGTGCCGGTCGTGTTGCTCGCTTGAGCGGACGTTGAGCCGGTACGGGATCACGGCCGAAACGCTCACGGAACTCATGCGCCGGCCGTGCGACATATGCGGAGCCCCACCGGGGAGTTTCCAGCGCTCCCACGCTATCGACCACGAGCACTCGTCCGGGCGCGTCAGGGGCGTGCTGTGCCACTCCTGCAATCTCGCACTAGGCCACTTCAAGGACGACCCGGAGCGCCTTGCTCGTGCGGTCTCGTATCTCGCCCATGACGCGGACTACCGCGCGGGAATCCCCTCCGCTCCATAGAGAGCAACAGACCGAAGGAGAACCACCGTGGCTACCTACAACCTGCCGACCGGCGGAACCGTTCAGACCCTCCGCAGCAACCGGCCGCACAAGGTCATTGAGTTCGTCACCCGCAACGAGAGTGGCGACGTGATCAGCACCGTGCACAAGAACGGCGAAGAGTCGCTGTACATGCTCGCTTCCCTCCGCAGCGCTGACGCTCTCGCCTGCCGGATCAAGTCGTCAGTCTGACGCACGGGGCTTCGGCCCTTAGCCCCCGTAGCTCAACGGAAGAGCATCCCAATCCGGAGCCCGCAAGGGTGCACGGGACGACGCGGGTTCGAATCCCGCCGGGGGCACGCAAGACCACACCCAACGATCAGGAGACGCAACGTGAGAGTTTGGCGGGTTGCTCACTCGACTGTGCGTGACCGGGACTTCCCTTCCGGCCCTTACTCGTGCCGGAACGTCCCTCTTGCCGACCGCGAGAAGTTGGCCGGTATGGGTTGGCGACACAGCGACGAGCGCCACCCTTCCCCGCAAGCTGACCCGAACCTGATAACGATTCACGACGACGAAGTTTGTGGGTTCGCGTCGCCGGACGAACTGAACGGTTGGTTTGAGGACTTCGGAGACCGGTTGGCTTCCGCCGGCTTCCACGTGTGGGAGTACGAAGTTCCTGAGTTCTCGTACCGCGTCGGTCGCTTCGGTCAGGTCGTCTTCAAGAAGGAAGACGCCGTTCTGATCGGTCACGAGCCGTTCAAGCCCGTACAGCTTTCCCTTTGGGCGGACGCATGAGCGTAAGCCCCTCAAGCCCCTGGTCACCCAATCGCAAGGAGACAGCACCCATGCTGAGCGTTACCCGTGAGACGAAGGCCGTACTCAAGACGAAGACCGGTGAGCGCGTCGTTGCGTTCACGAAGGACAGTGAGCCGGGCATTGCGTCTCTCGCCATTCCCGGTGACCGCGCGAAGCTGTCCCCGCGTGAGATGCGTGAGCTTGCCGCATGGTTGAACGAGACTGCCGCTGAACAGGAGAAGGTCACCCGCGACACGGCGAAGACTTCGCTCACGTTCAACGGCACCCGGTACGAGCGACGCACCATGAGCCCGCAGGAACGCGCCTATCAGGATCTCATTGCGCGCGGTCTCCGTCCGTGACGATCCCGGAGTTCAAGCCCCCTGTACTCACCTCACGAGCACAGCGGGCAGCCGAAGACCTTGCTGAGCGCGTGGACATTTACCGGGTGGCCGTTCAGGAGATCCGTAAGGCCGCGCTCACGAACGACGCGTACCCGGAAGACGTGCTTGCCCTAGCGCGCTTCCTTGCCCGGGACACCAACGACACCGACTGACCACACACACACACGAGCCGGTCAACCTACTCTCAAGAGTGGGTTGGCCGGCTCTTCCCTTGGGAGACACCTTGCGGGTTGAGACCCTTGCCCACACTGCCCTGAACACGGGCGTGATGCTCTCGGCGTACGAGTACGACGTTTGGGGGCCGACGCTGCCCAAGGATGCTGACGCGCTGGGCGAAGCGGCTGGACGACTGTGTTACAAAAGCTTCCACCGACCGAACCCGAACACGGCGCGGAACGCTGACTACATGGCCAACATTCTTGCTCAGGGTCATTACAGCGTGCTTGAACACGCGTCGGTCACCTTCCTTGTGCGGGACGTGTCTCGTGCGCTTCTCACGGAGCTGACGCGCCACCGGCACCTTTCCTTCTCCGTCGTATCTCAGCGGTATGTGGACTACGCGAACACGAAGCCCGTGATACCGCCGGCCATTGTCGGCACGGAGCTTGAAGAGCCATTCCGTGAGGACTACGCCGAAGCGCTCAAGGCGTACGACGCTGCCGTAAAGCTTCTGCGTGCGCGGGGAATGGTCACCCGCAAGGAAGCCCGGGAAGCGGCTCGTGGCCTTCTGCCGAATGCCGCACCGGTAGACATGGTGGTGACCGGGAACCTTCGGGCGTGGCGTGACGTGCTGGGTAAGCGTCATCACGTTGCCGCTGACAAGGAGATTCAGGAGTTCGCCGGTCTCGTGCTCAAGGAGCTTCGCAAGGTGGCTCCGAACTCCGTTCAGGACGTGCCGGACGAGCCGTACGAGTAGGGGAATCCCCTCCGCTCCGGTAAGAGCATGGCGAACGAGAAACCGAACCCGTTCCTTGAGCTTGAGCCCGCTGCCATTGACGTTCTTGACGACATGGTTGACGAGTGGCTTGACCGTGAACGCCACGGTGAGCTTAACGGCGGGTGGGGCTACGGACCCAAGAAGACTGACGCGCTGTCCCTGATCTCGATTCAGGTCAGGGAAGCGTACGTGCGCAAGGTCAGGTACACCAACGTTGAGGAGAACGACGCATGAACCCGTACGGTAAGCGCGACAAGGTGAGCACGGGCGCGAAGGTTGCCGCCGCTGCTTCGGTCGCTCTCGTGGGCGCTCTCATGGTGGCCGGCTGTGCCGCTGACGACGACGACACCCGCTGTGACACGTACTCCACTGTGGCGTTCTCCCCGCGTCCGGCTCCGGCTCCGGCTCCGCGTCCGGCCCCCGCTCCGGCACCGAAGCCCAACCTGACGAAGCCGACCACGCCGAAGGCTCCGCAGCGTTCCGGCGGTACGACGGTTGTTCCCGTTCCGGTCAACCCGGGGCCGACCACGCACGTCAACTGTCACGACGAGTACGACGACTGAGCGCTTGTGCCTACTCTTAAGAGTAGGCTATGATTTCCCTTGTAAGCACGAACGAAGGGGAGTCATGGAAACGACGATCATGCAGTGTGGCGGTTGCTCCGGAGAGATCCGGGTCACGCAAGAGCAGTGGCGCAAGGAGAACGTCATCCCCTGCCCCACCTGCCCGGACAGTGGCGTTGACCTGATACACGCACGCCGACACGCTGACGAGTGGTAAGCCGAGACACATGAGAAGCCCCCTGGGAAACCGGGGGGCTTTTCCTTTTGGGGAGACATGAACGACACGAGCCGACCGGGTTGGGATTCCTACTTCCTGAACATCGCACGGGTAATCGCCACACGAGCCGACTGCACGCGCTCTCAGGTGGGCGCTGTGCTCGTCAACGCGTTCAATGAGATCAGGGGGACCGGATACAACGGGGCTCCGGCAGGTGTGCCCGGGTGCCTCACAGAAGGCGCGTGCCCGCGTGGACAGCTCACGTACGACGAGTGTGCAGCGAACACCGACTACGCCAATTGCATTGCCGACCACGCCGAACGGAACGCCATACGCCATGCGCCGGCGAACGAGCTTCCCGGTTCCACGCTGTACGTGACGCGTGAGCCTTGCCCGGCTTGCTGGACGCTCATACGTGCTGCGGGCATTCGTCGCGTCGTCACTCCGGAGCGGTCAACCTACTCTCAAGAGTAGGGAAGTTTCCTCCGTCAGTACCTACTCTTGAGAGTAGGCACGTGCTACGATTCTCTTGTAAGAACGACGGAGCGAAGGGGAACGAAAATGGCTCAGGTCCGCGAACTCAAGTGCACTCGACATGGCAACGAGTGCGACGGCAACCCGAAGAAGGCGCACATCTTCCGGTGGGTCCGGGTGAACTAAGCGGGGAAGCCCCCAGGGGATCAGCCTACTCTCAAGAGTGGGTTGGTCCCCTTTCTTGTGAAGATCATTTCACAAGCGCACAAACTTCTGACGTGGGCTAACTCTCTGGCATATGTCAGACCCGGGGAGTAAGGTCGTACATCCGATCGCACAGCCGTTCGAACAAAGCCGTGGCCATGGGTGACTAGTCCTGACCGACGAGTGATGTTGACAGTTGTACGACTTAAGGAGGGTCCTTACACACACCCTACGAACGACGGAAAGTGATCGGCTGGAAACGCACCATGGAACTACACGTTCCGGCTCTTGGGGGGCTTCGATGCACGCTGCACCATTCACACTCGCACTCACTGTCTGGGTTCCGTCCCGCGCGTCCGGCACGTGGCTTCCCTGCACCCTTCTCGGCTCGTCCATGACGGAAGAGTTGATCCGGTCGTGTACGGAACTCAGGGCCGTTCTGTCCGCTCAGGGTCGGCTTGTCGCACGCATCCTGTCTGCACCCGCAGCGCCCCGGTATGACGGTTTTCGGGTGTGGGGTCGTCGCAAGGACAGCGGGCTTCTCGTGGCGGGTGTCGAGTGGGAACGGTCGCGTGAGACACGAGAGTTGGTCACCGCGTCAGCCGGCGTGTGGACCACGTGTGAGTACGTCCACGCTGACGATTTTCCGGTTCAACAACTTGTTGCCTAGCTGTGACGGAAGTTCGTATTCCGGTGTCAGTGGTCCATGCAACCATTGAGACACAAGACGTTGAAAGTGCAACAAGATCATCTTCGGGGTCATCGTGAACAACAAGCTCGTTCTTCCCGTTTCAACTCTCGCTTCGGCTGCCGTTGCCTTCGGTCTCGGAGCAATGATCTTCACAAACGGCAACGGTCCGGCGGACGCTGCAACCCCCCGACCGACCACGACTGTCACCGCGTCACCGAAGGCCGCTGAGAAGGCCGCTGAGGCTGCCAGCAAGCCCCCGGGAAGCGCCACGAAGGCCGAGACCGGCAAGGCCGCAACGGCAGCGGAGAAGCGCGCTCAGGCAGGCGACAAGGGACCGTTCAAGGACGCTCAGAAGGACGGCAAGTACATGGACGACTTCGGCAAGTCGGTCATGCCCAACGGAGTCGGGGTCAGCGTCCCGGACGCACTCCTTCCCTTCCCCGGAGCCGGCGAAGAGGACAAGGAGCTTCCGCCCGGTGTGGTCCCGGCGGAGCCTGACAGCTCGTACCCGGACCCGGACGCGGGCACAGACACGAGTGATGACGTGGTGTCCGGAACACCCGGTGAGGTGACCAACCCTGACGCGGAGTCGGCTCCGGTCACGGACGCTCGTCCCGGTCCCGCACCCGGTCCCGTGCGTCCCGGTGGTCCCGGTGGCGTGCTTCCGCCCGGTGTCGTCCCGGTCGGCCCGGTTCTCAACTCCGTTACTGGCGTGGTCAGTTCAGCGCTGCCGGAGTAGGAATCCCCTCCGCTCCATGACGGGTGACAACACGTCAACACCCGTTAGGAGCAAGCGACATGGGCAAGGCGAACAAGCCGACCCTGACCCCGACTCAGAAGACGATCAGGCGCACGAGACGCGTACTGACCGGTGGTCGGTGGTTCTTGATCACGGGGCTTGTGTTCTATTCCCTGATGACGACGACCCCCTTCGTCAGCGCGCACAGCGAATGGCGTTGGTCCGGCTTCGTCCTGGGCTTGATCGTGGACGCTGCTTTCATCATGGCGTTGAGCGCAGAGAGCACCCTTGCCCGGCACGGCGTGACGAAGCTGGGAGCGTGGCCGGTTGCCTTCCGGTGGCTGACCGGTCTCAGCTCCGTCTTCCTGAACGTGTGGCTCAGCGTCTCGGCGCGTGATGCGGTCGGCGTGGCCGTTCACTTGATCGCTCCGGCGCTCGTCATGCTGCTTGCCGAAGTCGGCCCCGTGTACATGGCTGCCCTTGCCGACGCGGAGCGCAAGGCGGAGAAGGCAGACGCGTTCAAGGAGCTGTACGCCGTACCCGCTCCGCTCGTGCTGCCGGAGCCGGTCACTGCCCGCATGGTGGTGCACAACCCGCCGGAGACCCTGAGCGTCCACGAGCCCGTTCAGGAGACCCTTCCGGAGCCTGAGCCGGTGGACGAGCCGGAGCTTGAGCCTGAGCCCCAGGACGAGCCGGCTGAGCCCCAGGACGAGCCCGCACGGCTGAGCAACAAGGAAGCCGACGAGATCATTGAGAAGGGTTGGCGACACCGGCTGAGCCCCGAAGAGGTGGGCAAGGCCGCTACCCGTCACCCTGCAACTGTCCGCCGCAAGTACAAGGAGCTTGACGCTGCACTGAGCGTCTGACACTGAGCCCCCGTGCTGACTACCTACCCGGTAGTTGGTGCGGGGGCTTCTGCGTACCCTCAACTCATGGATGACGACGACTTCATGGCGGGACCGATCGGCCCGAAGACGAAGAGCTTCACGAGCGTGCCGGAGATCCTTGCCAAACTTGAGGGCAAGTGCGCCATGTGGGAACGCGTGGCACGAGACAACAAGGAACGGGCCGAAGACTTCGAGCGTGCTGCCCAAGCAATCCGAGACGGAGCGTCAGCGGTCACCGTGGGCCGAACAACCTACATCCTGACGAGCGAGACCCGTGACGAAACGGCAGACGAAAGCGTTTCGTAG